TGTCATTGAAATTCACTTAGAATCTTTCCAACAAGCTTTGATTGATTTGAAAATCAAAGGGACAGATGGTAAAGAGCATGTTGTGACTCCATTCTTAAATTCAATCTATCATTCAAATTCTACTTATTCATTTAGTAATTTCCTTCTACTATTACTTATCAAACTAGAAACCTAATTAGTTTCATCTAGTTTGAGTACTTTTTTTCTTTATCCAAGTCTTCTTTCCATTCTTCATAGACTCTGACATATCGTTCTTCTTCTTCATCGGTAAATCCTTCAAAAACTATTTGGTCAATATCTTCATTATTGAAAAATAGTGCATCTTGTGGATCAATTCCGTTGGGATAAACCACTCCAATATAATCACTAAAAGTTTGACCCTCACCATTATCAAATGATGCTCCACGTCCAACAACCATGAGTTTTGCGGTACCTTCCTTCAAATAAACGATTGAACCTAGTGGTAATATTTTTTCTGACATTTTAACTTCCTTTTCCTTTACTTTATTTTCTTTTTGGCAATTTTTTTCGCTTTACGTTTCCCATACCATTGTTCATCTGTTAATTTCCACGTTTTTTTATACTGATCCTTATATTTTCTAAAGTAATAGCTGGAGATGCTATTTTTTATAATCAACAGTTTTACAAGATATATCGTAAGTAAGCCTAATAATAAAAATAACCAGCTATATACTAAACTCCATAATTCAAAATTTCGTGAAATAAACCCAACTTTAATCGTAACCATATTTATCATCATAATTACTAAAATTATAATAATTAATTTTCGGTTGGAAAAAAATCTTTGAACTTTTGCTTTTTTCTTTCGGTAGACTGTAGAGATTTTGGTAAATTACATTCAGCTCACCCCCTATTTGTCTTATCCCAAAAATAATAAGGAGATAAATTTGTAAAAGTATTCCTAACCATCCTACACCCACCAAAGCAAATCCAAATAAAATTGGTCCCAAAGAAACGAATAACAGTAGAGACATAACTGCTCCTGCTATCCCACCTAAAGTGCTGAACGCTACAACATTCCATCTGGGCAGTAAACTTCTTATAATCAACACTACCCAAATAAATATCCATGAAAATACTCCAAATTTAGAGACAACTATAAAAGGTGCCGCCAATCTTGCAGCAAGTACAACATTATTATAATTAAGGATATTTATTTCATCTGATTTAGCATTCAGGAATCCCCCTACCATACTAACTCCCAAAGCATAAAAGAGTATTCCAAAAAATATGATAGCTAATAAGGCAGTCAATATTACATTAACTATTCCCATTTGTTTATAACTATTTTTCACATATTTTTCATACTTTCCTTGAATATTCCTTGATTCATCAAATGAAGCTTGATACAAAGTTTTTTTATTATCCATATGCGTGCTTACCTCCTCCGAAGAAAGAGGTGACATTGTGCCACGCCCCTTGTACAGCTTTACCGACTGATTTACCTGCACTATCTAATTTATCTACAGCATGCTCCACAGCTTCATATGCTTTATCTTTCCCTTTAGGATTAAGTGCTCCCCAAATTGCATTTGCACCTCCTGCTACAAAACCTACGCCTGCTCCTATTGCTGTGCCCTCTGGTCCGAAGAAAGAACCAACTTTTGCCCCAGCTAGTGCTCCTTCAATTGGCCCAGCATTCTTCAACTGATTAACCCCCGCATGAACAACAGATTTCCCTGATTTTTGGAATATATCTCCCTTTTCTTTATTAAAGTCTGTGACTATATCATAACCTACGACAAGACCCATTCCAACCCAACCAGCTTTGCCAGCCAATTTTCCTAATGGCTTCAGTTTTGATAACTTAGTTCCTGCAGTAATTGCACCTTTCTTGACAAAATCTGAAGCCCATCCAGCATATTCACCCAGTGGTTTCGTATATTTAGCTATCCCTTTAAAGTCTTTTAATTTTTCTATGTTTTTTAGAAATTGATTAAAGCTTCCATCCATTGAAGACAACAATTTCTTAGCTGCTGGATTATCCAGACTTCTTAGTTGTTTTTTATAGAGCGCCAATCTTGCATTAAATAATTAAATGTTTTTTCACCATGTATTCCAAATCCTGAAAATTTTCCCCGTGTAAGACTACCTGGTTTCATCATCACCATAATAGCCAGAAAATTCTTAGCTCCAAAAGCATTCGCGCCTATTTTGTCTTGAAATGAATGATAGATATCCATAAATTCTTTATATGGTATTCCTGCACGCTTTGCTGCCTCTATAAGTTCATTTTTACTTGGTTCTAAATTTTTAGATTTCTTAAACCATGACTTATCCATTCCTTCCGGCAAACTGTAAGATCCATCTGAATTGATTCTACTTCCATTGAGTGCTTCAACACCTTGCATAGCAATCTTTAAATTAGATACACTATCATGAAACAAGCTGTTCGTTGTAGAGTCAAAATGACGCAATTTATCACGCTTTTCTGTCGTTTTGCGAATTTCTTCGTCGACACTGTTCCCCCAATTTGACAATTGATTTTTGGCATCTGTAAACTGATGAATCGCTTTATCTACTGCAGCTCGCACAGGACCTGCAATCAATGATAGAATATGGCTTTGATAAACTGCGGTTAGGGCCGTTTGTGCTGCTTTTTGTGCCTCAAGTTCCGCAATATGTGCGGTCAATTTATCTTCATATAATGGTTCATTAGGCATCCCCGACTTTGCTTTGTTAAAGTTTGATAAATCTTGCTTAATCCCATCAATTGCTGAAGTAGTATGTTGGATTGTGGGCAATACACAATCTTCCATCAATCCTAGACCTTTTTTATAAGCCTTACCATCCAGTTTTCCACCTCCAACAATTGTTGTTAAATGTGAGGTTGCCTCTTTAAGGCGTTTTAAAAAGTCTTCACTCATCTGCAAATCATTAGTTAATTGAGTTTTGACTTGTTCGGCATCTCCCGGAATATATATTAATCCCATGCTAAACTGTCCCTTTCTTTTTGGAGGCTTTCTTTTTTATCCTCAGTTTCTTGCGACATCTTTGAATAAGCCAATGCAACTTCTTCTTCTTGATTGTTAATAAAATTACGGATATAAGAATTTCGACCTTGATGCTCTTGTTGTTCCCACTGCGCAGCAATACTTCCTTGACGAATCATTTCACCATCTAATTCCTGAAGTTTATTAAAACTTCGAGAAATTTCATTTTCAAAGTTTTCCAAAGCACGTTTCATTTCGCTCTTTTGGTTTTGAATGTCATCTTGTTCTCGCTCAACATCAAGAATCTGACGATTATATTCTAATCTTTTATCCGCATTTCTATCCTTTACCATCATTTCCCTCCGGAAAATCTATTTCTATCTTGAGTATCTCTGGCTTGAATAATTGTAGCTAAATCTTTGAACTTATCTGCCTGTTTTTTTATACAAGTTGCTAAATCAGACAAATCTGTCAACATTTCTTTGGAAACATTTGCCCCTTTTTTAATACTACCAATATTACTTGACCCAATCGAAATCTTACTTCCTTTAAAACTTCCCGTGTCAACTCCCCAAAATTTGGAAACAGCATCTTGGGCAACATTTATATCAGATTTCATAATTTATCTCCTTCCTATTATTGCGCTAGACTACGAAGTTTATAAAACGGGTCAATTTTTCCCATTGTCATTTCTTCCGACACTTCTTCATCAGATTCTTCAGCTTCTGGAATTTCCGTTAGAGCTTCTTTAAATTGGCTAGCAACTTTAGAAGGCCTTCGTCCATTTTCCATCTGATACAATAAATCCTTTAAGAATTCTTCATCTGCTTCATCAGTATAACCTTCAAAAACCACTTCTTCAATTTCAGAATCAATTAGAGGGAATGTCTCTTGATCGGGTGCTTCACCAAATGGGTGTGGACCAACCAAATATCTTGGTACTGCTTCATCCTCACCTTCTCTCATTGCTCCTCTTGCTAAAACAACGTAAAGTCCTGAATTATTGTCAGTTTCGATCTTGACAATTGATCCCAATCCTAAAAGATTTCCAATTAATTTCAATGCCATATCTATCATTCTCCTTCTTTCTCTGTTGGAATAACAATATTGAATAGTTCCTCATCTTTAATAGAATGAAGGACATTCTTAGCATGAACTTCTTTTTTTACATCCATTGGTAAATTATCAATGAATCGTTGCGTGTTCAAATCACCGCCAAAAAGGAGTTGGTAGGTATTTTCTTTCAAAGGTCCTGTAATACTATAACTATTTGCAATTCGAGACATGTTATCCATGAAAACAAGTTGAACACTAGTATTTTGAAGTCCAATGATTTCTAATACTTGATCAGGACTCATCATTAATTTTTCAAAAATATCTGAAATGCCATTAATGATAACTAATTGTTGATTTTCCTCATTTTTTTCTATTAAATCTTCCAAAGCTTCTTTAACAAGTTGAGATTCTGCCACAAGCATTTTTTTACCAATGTAAAGCGAAACATTCTTCATCAAAAACTCTAAACTATTATTTGTATCAATAACAATAATATTTTCACTAGATACTTGTTTTAAAATTTGGTTTGTTAAGAAAGGATAAATCATTTTTGCTTGTTTAGATGATTCCGGAAAAATACCTAATGTTTTCCCCTTGAAAAGTTCAAATATTTCTGGTTCAGAGCTTGCTTTATTTAAACCAAAGTATAAAACATTGCCAGTTTCTTCTGAAATATAATTATCAAAAGTTTTTACATCTAAATCATCTGGAACCATTGGAATCTCATCTGGCAAACTTCCAGTCCAAGAGTCGTTCATTGCTGTGATTTCTTGTTCAAGTGCTGCCAATACTTCAACTTCGCTTTCTCCTTTTACTGGTAAGTATATTTGAAGGGCGAGTGGTTGGTCTAGTTTAATTTGAGCACGTCCTGGAAGCTCTACTTGTTCTAACTTATCACGTCCAAATAAATTACTTAAATCACCGTCTTCATTAAGAAAGAGTGCCATTTTAGTTTGGATATTTGCCATCATGTTCATCCGAATGGCATTGTAACGTCCAGCAGTAATGACTAAATAAATTCCGACTGCTGCTCCTTCACGCAAAACTTTCATTAAAAGATTATCAATATTATCTTTACGATTATCATTTTGACTTAAACCATCATATGAATCTAGAACATTGACAATAATCGGTAGTTTCTGCTTAGTTTTAGCTTGGTATTGATTAATATTCGCAACACCTTCTTTTTTGAAAAGTGCTTTACGTTCTGCTAAATTTTGTTCCAAACGGTTAAACATTTTCTGTAACTTTTCATTTTCTTCTAAAGTCACAATATCCGCCACATGGGGGAGATTTTTAAGTGGTAGTAAACCATTAGTCCCAAAATCAAATAAATTAAATTGTACTTGTTCTGGAGTATTTTGTCTTGCCAGATTCATTACCATTGTTTGAAGAGTCACTGACTTCCCAAAGCCTGGACTAGAAAAAATAACGGTATGAGAGGTTTCTTCCAAGTTGTAGTTATAAACTTCTTGACTTTGCATACTTGGAATATCCAATAATCCCAAAGGAATTGAGAGATTTCGTTTTTTCTTAGTTTTAGGTTCCGCTGTGACAATTGCTTCGCCAAGATTTGGTAGCCACGGTTTATCAGGTTTTGTGTAGCTTGAGTTCTCAAAATTCTTGACAATTTCTTCTATTGTCGCTTCTAATTGTGTCGGTACATCTTCCTTGACTGCTCCTTGGTCAATAAGGTCTTCACGTGGGTCATAAAGCAATTCCCATTGTCCAGATTCATTGACGCGGTAAATCCGTTCATCTTTGATTTCTTCTGTTGTTGCATGAGGGTTGTAATCAACACCCCCATAACCTGATTGGAAGAGTTCATAAACTTCACTTTCCCCTACTCGAAGATATCCACGCCCTGCATTAGTGATGTGAGCAGCATCTCCTGTTTTAATCAAAGCTTTAGAATTGGCCTCATCTGACATTTTGAGGGCAACTTTAGATTTTGCATTGGCATCAATTTGGTCATTGACGACACCATCCGGTTTTTGTGTGGCAAGAATCAAGTGAACCCCAAGTGATCGTCCGATACGTGCAACTGAGGTTAATTCATCTAAGAATTCCGGTACATTTTCTTTTAATTCGGCAAATTCATCGGAAACAAGCATCAAATGTGGAAGTGGTTTATGTGGATAATTCACACCCTCGCGTGGATTGTTACGTTCACGGTAGAGTTTGGTATATCCGGCAATATTACTTACTCCGTACTCTCTGAATTCACGTTGACGTTTTTTGAGTTCGGCATTGATAGAAGCTAAAGCTCTGGCTGTTCCAGCACCATCTAAGTTAGTGATTGAACCCATGAAATGAGGAAGGTCGGCTAGAGTATCGGCAATTCCTCCACCTTTCCAGTCAATAATCAACATTCCGATATCTTCTGGTGAAAAGTTAATAGCCAATCCCATTAAGAAAGTAGTCAAGAATTCAGATTTACCAGAACCAGAAGTCCCTCCGACGATTGCATGAGGTCCATGAACTTGTTCATGTAAATCCCAAAAAGCGAATTCTTTTTTCCCTTTCCATCCTATCATAGACGCGATTGATTTACTTGGTTCCGCCTGTGCCCAGCGTTCAGAAACATTTAAATCTTCAACTGTTTCAACAAGGTACTGCTCAAGTAAGCTCAACCGCTCTGGAATTGCATTTTTTTCTACTTCCATATGTTCTAAGCTAGACATTTGGCGAAGAATTACTTCATAGTTTTCTTTATTTTCAAGTTGAGGATAGGGTTTGTAAACTTTATCCAAATGATGCCCATTATCTTGAATCAAAACGCCTGCTTGTTGATTTTTAACTTCAACAAGGGCCGTGATTGTTTCAGGTAAAAGCTTTTTATCTTCTTTAGCCCAAATCACTGTCACCCCTAAATCGGACATATCCTCAGCTAAAAACTCGTTGAGCCCATGACCAGCAAGGTAAGAATCATCCAAAATCGTGAAGACAAAATGAGGGAGAAAAGTTGGTTTTTCCCGACTAGCAGCATTTAATTCTTGTTTTCTCGAGTTGATAATTTGATAAAAGCTTGACAAAACAATATCTCTTGACTTAGCATTATGCACGATTCCTCGTGTGTTAATTCCTTGAACTTTAAAATGAGGAAGGAAACGCCATTGTTGCCAATCTTTTGCGTAAGACTTTTCAGGTACCAATGTTATGAAATTGAGGTCACGATAGGATTGGAAGAAGGCCATTTGAAGATAAAGGTTTGAAATTGTATCTTTTAAAACATCGTAATTACCAATTAATCCTAGGGTTTGACTTCTTAAATCTAAAGCAATAGGTACATCTTCTTGTTTACTATACTTTTCAACTAATTTTTTAACGTGTATGGCCCACTCGTCTTCATCACGAGAAGTGTAGTCTGTTTCAACTTTCAAACCTGACGGCTGAGTTCCTGTTCCTAATGAGATTTGTAAGAAATCTTTATTATTAATCATCCGTTCATAAAGACGCGAATCATATTTTTCGATCATCTCTAGCAATTCTTGTGGTGAGGGTTGTTGATAATGGATGATTTCGTTTTCTTGTCGATGTGCCTGACCTATTTTAGAGGTTATCTTCGAAAGATAGGCCTGATAGTCTTCTTCACGATGGCTTTTTCTCTCCAAACGGTCTTTTTTCTCTGTCCGATATTGGGTTACCGTAAAGGTTACTGTCATCAAACTGGCCAGTGCTGTTGCCATCATCATGAGAGGATTACGTCCAGACATAAGAGTCGTAATACTCCCGGCTGCTAGCATCCCTACTGGTGGTAAAATTGCTTTTACTAAACCACCTTTAGGTGCTTGTTCTTTATCTTCAATTTTTTCGTATTTAAATTTTTCTTCAGGAATTTCTAAATTTAAACGGGGAGAACGGCGATATTCTGGAAAATCTTGCGGTTTTTCAAGTTTACGATGTTGCTCTAAGAAAAATTCTGGATTAAAAATAATATCGCGAGCAAAGGAAGTTACTTTCCATTGTTCTGAGCGTCTCTCTACCATAAGATCTGGTGTGAGAATACTATCTCCAATATTAACTTCTCGACTAAGGCTATTGGTCAACTTTTCATTATTATAATAGACAAAATCTCCAAGAGGTTTAATAAGTGCTCTAGGATGCTTTTCATCCTCATTATCAATAATTACAAGTGAATCATCCAAAGTTTGGATTGCCCGATGTTCATTTTGATTATGAATTATAAGTTCTTGATTATCCAAAAGCAAGAAGTGAGTATGCAAATCTTGCGCAGCAAAAACGATGAATGCGAGCCCTTCAACTTCATTTTTACCTTTAGAAACTCTGCCACCATTTACTAAAACATGGTCATTTACAATCCCAAACATCAAATTTTCATAAGTTACAGTCATTTGCGATTTTGTGAGAGTCACGCGTTCCAACTGGTCTTTTAAGATGAAAATAACGTAGAGAATGTCTTCGGGATGACGGACTTCATACAAGAAATTTTGATTCTCTTTTTGGGAATTTTCTAATTCAAATAGTTCTTTCATATTATTTTCCTAAACTCTTACTTAGCTCTTGAATTTGTTTGTTATATTCTTCAAGTTTTTTCTGTTTTTCATCACCATTCATTGAAGTATTTAGTTTTGTAGCTTGATATAAATCTGTATATGCAAGCAATGTCAGTTGGTCGTCTCCAATGTTTTTAGCTAAGTTCAAAGCTTTTTCAAATTCGCCTCGTCCTTGATAAATCCAATAATTCAAGGTATTGTTATCAGTTGTAGATGAGATATTATTTAAAACGGCAGCTTTTTGTGTTTGACTCAGATTTGCCAGATTAATTGATGAAGAAGCTAGGACAAAACGAGCATCTTTAGAGAGTTGATTCGGTTGGTAAGATTTCAAATCATCCAATGTTTTATCATAATGATTTGTGATAAAATCCGCTTGCGCACTCATGATTGCCTTTTGTTTAGGGATTGTAGTTTTTTGGTCAATGACTGTCAAAACAGCCATCGCAATTGCTCCAATTACTGCCACTGATCCAGCATATTTAAAGAATCGATAGCGTCCTTTAGAAACTTTAACTAAGGCTGCTGCTTCCTTTTGCTTTTCTTTACTCAATTTTGCTTCTACTAAGTGTTGAATTTCCTCAAAAGAATCACATGATGCAATCGCTTGACTAAATTTATCTCTCAAGCTCGTTTCGCCATTTACAAAGTTATCGTAAGAAATTTTAGGATTTAATATTGCTAAACTTAGTGCTTTATATTGTGATAAGAATAATTCAGAATCAAAGTTCATTGGAGCAACTCCTTCTCTTATCCCAATATGAACATAAGAAAAGTTCCCATCAATTAGAAAGATATTCTCCGGATGAACAAAAGGTACTTTATAACCTGAATTATGAGCAGTTAGATTTTTTAATTGTAAAATCAATTCTAGGCGTTCAAGTTCTGATTTTCTTTCTAGGATAAGTGACATTAAACTCTTTTCTCTATTAGATAAATCATAAGAAATTTGAAAAGCATATTCTTCATCTTCAGAACTTTCAAGCTTTGTTTTACTTTTAATAAATTCTAGTTCTTGTTGGTTGACTTGTGTGCCTGTTAAGAAAACAATAAACTGATTCTCTTTTCTCTCAACTGCTAATGTGTTCTGTCCATCAAATAATTTCATCTTCTTCTCCTACAATGAGTTGTAAAATATCTCCATTTCCCAACCCTAACTCTTTCAAGGTTAGTCCGCTTCCTAAGGCAACTGATTTTCCTTTAACAATAAAACTCCATTGCTCCGGCAAGTTTTGCCCGTTTGCTTTGAAAGCTTGGGCTAACAATTCAATTAAGCGTCTTGAAGTAACATTTGAAGGAACAGCTAAATCGACTTGCTTTCCTAGCCACTCCAAACTAATTTCAACGTGGTCTTTCATTATTTCCTTCTCTTTCTACGTGTCAAACTTCTAGCAACATATCCGGTTAAAATCATTAATGGTAATGTCAGAAGTAAAAGTATTAACATTCCATTATTCTTAGAGTCTTTCTTCGATTCAGTTGATGCTACATTTGTCTGACTATAATCTCTAAATAATTTCGTTTTAAGACTTTGATAATTCGTTTTATAGAGTTTATTTTGACTTTTTTTACTGAAGTCTATATCATTAACATGCTTTGTTGCTTCTTCATTATTTCTGGCTTTTTCTTGTGTTTTCTTATCTAAATCTTTTGAGAAAAGTTGAGAGCGAATAGCAAAATCTGAGGTACTAGAACCAGCTCCTGATTGAGTGGTAATCATGTAAGAGTTAAGCTGTAAACTTCCATCACTATCAGCTAAAACAACAAAAGGACTATAAAAAAACAAGAATAGTCCACTAAATATTAAAAATACTTTTCGTTTTTTCATTTAATCTCCATAAAATAAGGTTTATGAGGCCCTATACTCCTTGCCCCTTTTCATATCTACCTTTAGAAAGAGCCAAAATAAAAGAGCACCGCAGGGGGTGCTCATCATTAAAATCCAAAACTTTGTGCATCTTGTGCATCGCGTTCTTCAACAGTATCAGCATATTTATTCAACTGTTGGTTGATACTTTCGAGCAATTCTTCAAATTTACGAACATTTTGTTCTAATTGATTATATTGTTCTAAGTATGCTTGAAAGGCTTGACCTTTCCACTCTTCAGCAATTGTAGAATTCATAGAATTCACTCGTTGAATGGCTTGTTCAATTTGCTCTTTAGATTGAATGTAAACTTGTGCTTGTTGTTTTAGCTCAGCAGGCGTTACGGAAATAGCTCCCATTTTAAATTCTCCTTAAAAAATTAATGTTTTTGTAATCAATACAACTCATTCTCTAACATATGTATTATATAGACTCTAATTTTTACAAGTTTATTTTATCACAATTGATTTGTTATGTCAATAATTTTTTTGTTCTTAAAATGTAAACTAAAAGAACTAAAACAGACAAATGATTTCTATTACATTACTTTTTGATACTTTCTTTACCGCTATTCTTATATTTTCCGCTTCTTACTATTTTTCCAAATGATTTGATGGCAACAAAAAAACGCTTCTTATCTAATAAAGAAACGTTTAATAGTATTTTTAAAATTATAAATCTGTAACTTGTACTGATTTTTGGGAATTTTACCCGATAGAACCTTCCATTTAAAAATGGAATTACTTAATCTCATGATATGACCTAAAACATTGATATATAAGCATAAACAAGTTTAGAACATTTTCAAAAAAATGTCATATTCACATAGAAGTTTAAGACTTATGCCCCTTTTTTGCCCCTCTTTTTACTTACTTCAAAATGTATTCAATTTCTTCAAGTGTCAAACATTCTGAGACATCATATTCTTCCCGGCTTTGAATTTCTTTAAGTTTTAATAAATAATTTTCATATTTATTTCTCATTGGCCAGTGGGAATTCAAGTTAATTTTTCCTTCTTTCATAAGATCTTTTAGCTCTCCCCACAACCCTTGATCTTCAACTAAGAATTTGCAATAAGCATAATATTGATCTTCTTTATTTCCATCAAATCCCTGAAATAATACATCGTCTTCTTCAAGGATCTCATGAACTTCTTCTAACTCTTCCCACGTCTTATATAATTCACGATATAAATTCAAAACATCTACAACGAACTTACAATCTTCTTGGCTAAGCTCATTTTCTTCGAAACCTCTAAAAGCTTCCTCGTAATTTCTAGTATAACCAGACCTAAAAATCTCTGCTAAATTCTCGAAGTAGCTAGCATCAGATTTGTCCTCTGAAATTTTTGATAAAATTTCATACTGATTAGCTAAGATTAAACGTTCTTTTAAACCAAAGGTTAATTCCATTCTTAAATCTCCTCAATAATAATAATAATAGATGTTGTAACCATTTAATATTATATCACTAAATGTAAATGGTTACAACATCTTTAATGAGAAAATAAAAAAACACCCCCGCATGCATGCGAGGGGTTAATTTTTAATAATTTAGATTTTGACCAGCAAAAATCAAATTAGGATTTGAAATACCATTCATTGAAACTAAACTTTGAACTGTTGTTCCTAAACGGCTCGCAATTGATGAAAGGTTATCGCCAGAGCATACTGTGTAAGTTCGTGCTGTAGCCCCAGATTGACCGCCTGTGAAGCGAATAACCTGACCGGTGTAAATCATGTTCGGATTAGATAAACTGTTCTGACGTGCTAATTCTTGCCAGTTTGTCCCCAAGTTTGAAGCAATGCCACTAAGTGTATCACCTTGTTTTACAACATAACTTTTTGCGGGTATCGTTGGCTGGCTTGTAGAAGCATCAATAGTTTCCACATCATGAACGGATAACCAGCTCATAATACCATCAAGCAAGACAGTATCTCCATTCTTCTGGATGATTTTATGCGGTTGACCTTTTACCCATTGAGGAATTGTTTCTCCTGTGGCATAATTCTTAGCGACAAAGTTTACTTTAACCGTCATTCCAACTTCTACATCGTTTCCTTTAACTTCATTGGCTTCTTTACCATTTTCAATGGCCGGTGTAGCAGTATCGGGTTTAACTTCTTGGCCTTGCTGTTTTCCGTATCCATTATCTGTGATTCCTGTTAAATCAACATTTCCATCAAGTCCGCCAGCAACATAAGTTGATGTGAACTGGAATACTGAAATTCCGTCCATACTTGGGAAGAAGCTATAGTTTGGAACTGGTGTCACTTCATAATTTGGATATGCCGCAATCCATAATGAGTTAGGGAATTCTTTGATGATTTGCTTATAATTAACATTGGCCAAAGTGTAAGGCTTGTAAGAATAATACATTGGAGTATATCCAGCAGCTTTTACACGTCGCATTCCATAAAGAATCGCATCAGTATTTGCTTGCTTATCTCCACTTGCTCCACCTTCATAGTCCAAAGCAATAATAGAATTTTTAGGAGTTTGAATCCTTGGTAAGTAATGATCAAGTGCTGCTTTTGCTACTTCTTGCGAACCTCCGACTTGGTACCAAATATAAGTGTGCGCTCGTTTACCTTGAGCAATTGCTGAAGCTACTTGCGTTTCATAGGTGGCTTGGTCCACGAATGAACCGCCATAAGTTCCTCCGATTTGACTAAAAGCAAATTTATCATGAGCATAACCAAAATTACCGTAATCGCCATTATATTTTGACCAGTCCACACCTTGGTCACCAACTGCCGCAAATACAGGTCCACTTGCTGCAACAACAAAGAAAGCTACCATTCCAATGGCAGCTTTTTTAATTAACTTTTTCATTTGTTTTCCTCTGATTTATCTTTATTTAAGACTGTATCACTATCTCCATTTTTTAAACTTTTAGTAAGTTCAGTTCCTTTTTTAGCTGCATGAGTGAAGTCATTATTCTTCCACCAAGCCCAAAGTGCAAAAACTGTTATAATTACTGTGCTAACAGTATTATCGTCAAGTGGCAATGGATTAATACCCAATGCTGTTAGAATTTGGTTAATGATAGCTAACCAAAGCAAAACTGTACGTGTGAGTGTTCCTTTGTCAATTGTTTTCATATTCTTTCTCCTTATTTAGATAATAATTTGATTATTTCAGTCAATGCTGCAAAGATTGCTGCTGCAGAACCGCCGATTCCAATCGTCAACTTCCAAAAGTTTGTTTTATCAAGCAGCTTCAACTGAAACTGATGTTCATCTGAGCTTTCATTACCTTTGATAACAGCTTGCAAAATTTGAGCATTCTGCTCAGATTGACGAGTATTCTGTTCTCTTAAAAAGCGATTTGATTCATCCACACGAGTCAGACCGTCATTCATTTGTTTTTGAATTTCTAACGACATATCATTAAGTCGAGATAATTCTTTATCGTGCCGCTTGAGTTTGTCCTCATGCTGCTCCACAAGTTGTTCTAATTCCATAACCCCTGCTTTCTATTTTATTAAGTTGCTTTCAGAATACTTAACCGATAAGTCTTTAGCGACATCAATAGCCTCATCAAATACTTTCAGAGCATCATTTTTACCATCTTCTGATGAAAAAAATAATCCGGGATTATTGACATTGCAAGTTAAAATCATAGTTCCGTCTTCTTGTATTTCTGATGAAACGAATGCAGCTGGTAGCTCTCCTATTGTGATATTCGCTAAAATATTTCTACTATTTTTTTGTTGAATTGCCATACTTTATCTCTCTTTTCTATATTTGATATGTTAATTGAAATGTATATTCTTGATTAGCGGCTGCAGAAAGAATTGTAACTGCCCCACTATTTCCTTGACTTAAACCATTTACTTGTATATGTCTATCGTTTGCAACACTAGCAGACCAAGCTAATGCCGTAGCCATAACACTTGCAGCAGGACAATCTTTAAGCGGAATACTTCCAATATAGATATCACCTGTTGTACTTCTTTTAGCTCCTACTACTCGAATAGTTACTACTCTCCCATCTCTTCGATAAGCTGCATAACTTCCGATTGTTGTCCAAGAGACATCTACAGAATTCTCTATGCCATTAGGAGTTACTCTCACAAATGGCCCTGTACTGTCAGAAACAAAGAAACCTTGAAAAGAGGCTTGAACCGTTATGGTTCTCCCTGTATTATGGTCAGTATAAACTTGAGCATATCCTTGAAGATTATCAAGTGCTATTGTATTTTCAGTGTTAGTTGTAGAATTTGATGAGTAAATTTGTAAATGACTACCCTCAATAGTGGTTGTTCCATTTACATCTTTGTTTCCCCAGACACTCTCTATTTTTCCATCTTTAAAAGTACCGTTAGTTACTGATAGATTATCTCCGTTGATGTTATGAGCATTGATTTCATATAAAGCCCAAACCGTCCCATTCCAGTAGTACTCCGTTCCAGCTAATATTTTTTTACCGTCACCAAGTGTCATGTCCACTACTCCGGAATATTTCCATGTTAATCCCTTGAATTTTGTGGTTGGTTCAGTATCAGATACAACTTTACCAGGATTACCATTACTTCCAGCAGGACCAGTTGGTCCTTGTGGGCCAGTATTACCCTGAGGTCCTTGCGGCCCTGTTGCTCCATTGTTTCCCATCATCGCTACTGAATACCCTGTTTCGCTGGTATTATCCGTATAAGCCCAAACGGTCTTAGTCCACAGATAACTACCTGCTGCAACTGTCGGAACTGTGGAAGTCCAACCGCTAGTTGGTGCCGTTGTTCCACTTGTTGAGCCTGCGTATGTAATAGTCGTAGTTTTAATACCAGTACCATCTTTACCAGCAATTCCGTCATTACCGTTATTTCCGTCTTTTGCAATATAAGTTACTGAGTAACCTGTTTCAATTGAGTTGTCCGTGTATGTCCATACTGTTTTCGTCCAGAGATACTGACCTTTTACAAGACTAGGAACAGAACTTGTCCAACCAGTAGTAGGTGCTATCGTTCCGCTTGTTGAAATAGCGTAAGTGATAACAGTGGTTTTTATTCCAACACCGTCCTTACCTGCTATTCCGTCTTTACCATCTATTCCATCTTTCCCGTCATCCCCTCGTATCAGACTCCAAGTATAGTCAGATGGATTAGTGCTGTCAGATTGCGTAAAGTCTGTGTACTGACCGATGTAGCTTGGCCAGTCAGCAGTTTTGACTTCGCTAGCTGATTGCATGTATGGAGTAGCGGAAGAGCCTTCTTCCCACTTATGACCAGCAGTCCATACAATTGAATCCGTTCCAGCACCAGATATTTCGTACCTAGGGTTAAGAGTATCGCCAGTCTTCAAATTTACTGTGAAAGAATCTCTCAACCAATCAAAGCTATTTCCCATGAACGCGTTAAGTGCTAGCCATTTTTCGTTACCATTAATATCCCAACAATTGACGAATCTATATATGGTCGCTGTACTTCCTGAACCTTTAACATAAGCTGAAAAGGTGTAAACTCCGTCTTTTTGAGCTGTGAATGGTTTGCATATTCCTTGCCATTTCCATATTCGTTTTTTAACAGTTAGACCTTTATATGTTCCGTCAGTTTCCCATTCCTCATGAGACCACCAAACCCCACTAAAATCTTTAGTGCCATCCAGCAAATTCAAGTTCGGATAAACAGTCGTGAAACCGTTCGTACCATCAGCACTATAAGACCATGCTGTGTGAAAATATGGTGTCTTACCGTCAGCACCAGCTTTACCTGGTGTCCCTTGCGTTCCATCCGCTCCTTTGACAAGCGTCCATGAGTAATCACTCGGAGTGGTTGAATCATTGACATTAAAATCAACGTACATCCCGATATAGGCACGATTAGAATCAGAAGTTGAAAAATTAGTTACACCATCGGCACTATTTGCATATGCGATATGAGTATATTGCGTTTTTCCGTCAGCACCTTTAGGTCCAGGAACCCCTTGAGTTCCGGTAGGACCCTGCAAACCTTGAATACCTTGGGCGCCTTGGTCTCCCTTATCGCCTTTTAATCTGCTCCAAGTATAGGCTGCATAGTTCGTACTGTCTGTTTGGGTATAATCTGTAAGAGTACCCATGTAAAGAGCGCCGTCAAAGTATGATGTACTAAAGTTAGTCTGACCGTTAGTAGAATTGGCATAGGCAAAGTGGACATAGGTAGTCCTACCATCTGCTCCTTTGGCTCCTGCCACGCCGTTGGCTCCATCTTCACCTTGCCATTTTGACCAAGTGTAGGCACTTGCGCTAGTGCTATCTGCCTGATTGTAGTCAGTATAGACACCTATATAGGCATTTGGCGTATCTGTAATCTGACTATCAGTAGGGTTAATCACTGGAGCGTACTTGATGTGGATATAGCTTGACCGACCATCAGCTCCTTTAGGGCCAGGGGAGCCTGTCGTACCTGTCGCGCCTGCTATCCCTCTCTCTCCTTGTGGACCTTGCGGTCCTGTATCACCCTTATCGCCTTTATCACCTTTAATCAAGCTCCATGTATACTTACTTGGGTCTGTAGAATCAGCACTCGTAAAGTCTGTGTACTGACCGATATAAGTTTTACCAGTCGCATTTGATACATCAAATCCAGCAGTACCAGTTGAGTTTGTGGCATAGGCAATATGAAGATAGCTTGTTTTTCCGTCAGCTCCGGGTTGTCCGGGGATACCAGTTGCTCCAGGGTCACCTTTCAACCCTTGCGGTCCTTGTGGACCCTGTGCGCCGTCATTGACATTAGTTATCGTAACCGAAGCAGTGCCGACTACTTTTTCATTAACAGTAGCTTTATAAGCATAGACCGCTTTTCCATCAATTTCACTAGCGTCCACAGTAATTTCTTGAACGTTTGCTACAAGAGTTCCATCCTTTCTCCACTCATAACTATCGGCTTTAGTTTCTGAAAAATCTGACCCGAAATAAATTCGAGCAGTTAAGGTCGTTGAACCCTTACCGTTCTTAAATTGTAATCCGTTAGTAGTTTCTACTTCCGCCTTATAGGGTGTATTTTGGTCAACTAAATCTTTCATTCTTCCATATAAATCGGCAGAAATTTCACTTTTTAATCTAACAAAATTTGTGAAGGTAATCTTGTTGTTATGTGGATTGGTAAAACTTATTTCTTGTTCAGATACTCTTGCTGACAGAATTAAACCACCTTCTGACTTATCGAAAGTCTTGTCTTGAACAATAATCGTATCACCAATATCAAGTTTGCGGTCATTGCCTAAAGCGCTTGTCACTGCGTTAACCGCAACTGATACTTCATAAGTCATTTGAGGATAGGCATAGAGTTTGAATTGGCTCACAGCATAATCCCACAAACTATTTGCAGAGGTAGCTTCTATACTTAAATTTTTGCGAGTATATCTGTCTGAACTTGAGGATTTAAGTTGAGAAGGGAACATATCTCTTGATAGTGGGGCATAAGCTGTGTTATCTCCAGCATTCTTATAGAACTCCAATTGACCGTCAGAATTATAATGCTTACCCTCCACTGAAAGCCAGTTAAATTTATTTTTTGAATCCGTCACTGTTGTAGCGTTGAAAAAAGTGGAAGTACGATCTGCTTTTGAAGTAATTCCCGCAATATTTTTCCCATAATATAAAGTGACATCTTTTCTCTTTTGTCCAACACCTTCTTCTTTATAAAGATCAATAGTGATATTTTGAAGAGTCCCGTCATTTTTTAGTTGGGTTCTAAACTGAAATTCTGCATTAAAGCTATTGCAAATTGAAATAATTCTAGCAAGTTTAGTATCTGTGCTATCAAAAGAAAGAATTGGATTTGAAGAATCTTCATCATTAAGCGGAAAAGGATTGTTTCCAATCTCTACAAAATCATTAGTGATTTTAGCTACATTTTTTAAATACCAGACAATACTATGCCTTTTAGTATTTCCGTATGCCCCTACTTCTTCACTTATTAATTCAAGATTTAAATTCTCACATTGTAAATGCATAGAATAATGATCTTGCTCAATATTTATAATATTAAACAAATAATCTTCCCCATCATAAGTGAAGCTAATATAGCTTTGCAGCGTTAATAAAGCATAAGAACTGTTTACTTTATTTACAGAAAAATCAAAAGTTGAAGTTCCTTCTGCCAGATAACGATGCCAGTTATCATCAAAATAATGAAGAGCATCCGGTAAATTATTATTAATAAAACCAACCCTTTTTAAAGTTGAATCATGTATATTTAGTTGCATTTATAAGTATCTCTCCTTAAAAGTGACTTCAATATCTGGCGGTGTCGCTCCGTCTCCAAAGGTGCAATTAACAATTGACTTTCCAACTGGAACAGAAAATGGCTCTGAACCAGTTATTATCTCATCATTTGCAATAGTTGCGCCCTCTTTGCGGTAAACATTCCCACTTGCCATATCTGAAACAACAACCTCATATTTCCCAAAGTGATGATTATCAGCTGGAATATATTTTGTAGCATCAGTTGTACTATCTATTATCTTTGTGACATCATTTTTCTGGAAGTTGAAGCTACGCAAGGATAAATTGGTAATAAATTGACCGCCTGCATCTCTTCCTTTAAGCTGGCCTTCATAGATATATACCCTCATGCACTTTGTTTCAGACAGCTCTGGGATAGTAATCGGATAATTTCCGCCCTTGTTCCCAAAAGTAAAGTTAAAGACTGGTCCTTTCTTTTGGATTGTAAAGTATCCCGTTTTTGAATTGAAATAAAGGTTTGGATTTGGTACTTTACCGTCTCCGTGCCCTCCGTTATTTAATTCTTGCCCTTTTGGACCAAATACTTTCCAAGTCCGGTTGTGATTTCCACCGATATAAAGGTGAGTTTGGAAAGTATTCCCTTTCGTGTCATCTTTATAGATACCCATTCCAGCCATCAATTTATTATTTCCATCAACAAACAACAATTGCAAGATACCAGTTTGTCCTTGTTTTGTTGCTTGTGCGAAAATATTAAAGGTTGAAGTAAAGTTTGCACTTCCCACATCTCCTACTGAATCAGCTGGTATTTCCCAACGCTGCATAGCTCCCCTTGCAGAATATACCGTATCTTTATCTGGAGCCGGTCCACCATCTTGAAATCTCAGTCCGTCCTGTTTCCAGACTAGATTACCAGCGGTTAAGAGTTGGCCATTTTGAGGATTTGCTCTATCATTTGCTGTTTTAAATTTCCCATCAAAGTTGGATTTGTCACTTATTTTAGCTGGATTCAAAAGCCATTGCGATCCAACTTTTTTTGTTTCCGTTGTAACAGAGTTTGTAAGATATTGTTCTTGACTTCCCAAAGCTTCCACTCCATTTTCACCAGCCATCCCAATGTAAGCATTGTCTGATGTATGAGTGAATTTAAAAGTTGGATAAGCGGGTAATGTTCCCTGATTATTGATTAAAACATCAACCGAATTATCCGGTAAGACTGTTATCGAGCCAATATTTTCATCCGTAGTATTGGCATTTATGATTTTCTTAAAACTAGAACTTGGATGAACATCTTCACAATAAAAAGTGAAAGTATTTATTCCTCGAATTTGTCCTGGGTCTGGCGCTCCAATTTCTGATAACGTTCCAATATACACAAGATTTGGTTCATCATCAAATTTGATTGTTCGTTCACTACCTTGTAAAAAACCTTTTAGTTGCCGATAAGCCACCGCAAATAACGATGCATCACTTGCTTCTATCTTAAATTTAACGGTCAATTCACGCCCTGGAAGACGTTTATCAATGAGTGTTTCACCATCTATTCCCGAAATGCTGTCAGCCTTATTCAAATCGTAGCTCAAAGCTTCACGGCCAGAAACTTGAAGCGTGAAATAATTAACTCCAAATTTTTTCAATTCATTTTCAGGATAAACCCCATCAAGTGAGAAAGCCTCACTTGATAGAAAACCCGGATTATCTGATGAATCTATCGTGTCTATAAATTCATAAGGCATCAAATGTTTCCTCCTATTCTTTTTTGTCTTGTTTCAGTGGCATCATTTTTTTCTTTCACGTATTGAGCAGAACCATAACCAACCTTTTTACCATCCAGGTTAGAAGTTACTTCTGCAGTAACATAAATTGGTTGATTGTAGCTATAGTTTGCATTCAATTTGCTTTCAAAATTTGCTCTTGAATCTTGTGCAAAATTTGATAATGATGACAAATCAGGAGTGACTGCATCCATCATTTTTGTGCTAACCGTTTGAAGTTTAGGAAGCATTGAAGTAGCAGCATTTAATGTTTTATTTGTAAGCTGTTTTGTAGCTCCAACAACATTTGCTGTACTTTTGGTAATACCTACTGCAACACCCGCTCCAATATACCAACCTACTTCATCTCGGAATAAACGAGAAGGTGAATGAATTTTGGCTTTTGCTTGTGCCGCTCTGTTTGCTTCTGAAACTAACGCATCCGCAGCAGCTCGCACTTGGCCAAGAGCACTATACATTCCTGCTGCGAGTCCAGCACCAATCATTGCTCCTACAGATTGAAATTGTCCAGCACTCGCGGCGGCAGAATTTCTAACTGCTGAAATCATGCTCTGAACAGCTGCAGTTGCTGTTCCGGTTGAAGCAGAAATCCCTGCTGTGAATCCTTGTGTAATTTTTGAAGCCCACTCATTACCGACTGGTGCAAAGTTTCCGCCCATTCCTTTCAAAGAACCAATTAAGGTATTCACAGCAGCTGCGAATTGTGCCGCTTTTCCAGCAATATCGGCGCTGAAATTAAGGCCCGAAAGTTTGTCAAGTCCAGCTTGTATATTCGCCACATTCGCCTGAATATCAGTTGAAACTGCTGGAATACCATTCATTGCAGCAACTAGATTTTTTATAGAATTAACTGCAGAAATACCATTTTGTAAAGCTGCTTGCATACCGCCCCAATTAGCTATTACTGATTGAATGGTTATCCAAGCGCCATCGCTCACGATAGACATGATTGCATTCATTGTTGCAATGACGGCAGTTGAATTTACAACTACACCGCTCAATTCTTGCAGTTTATTGGCAACTGCCATCAAACTTGAAATAGGCTCTATAATTGCTTTAACATTTGTACCAATGTTTCCAGGAAGTGGGGCTGCAAAAGTACTAGAAAAACTGTTAACAATTGACTTGATAGCATTAATAGTAGCAATTACGTTGACTGAGTTTACTACAACCCCATTCATTTCTTGTAATTTCTTGGCAAGCGCCATTAGATTAGAAATGGGTTCTATCATATTCTTTAAATTCGTACCAATACTTCCAGATAATGGTGCAACAAATGTTGTGGAAAGACTGCTAACAATAGAATTAATTGCGTTTATCGTTGCAATTACATTAACTGAATTGACGACAATCCCACTTAGTTCTTGAAGCTTTTTAGCACTAGAAGTAATACTTGAAATCGGGCCATTAATACTTTTCAAAGTAGTTTCTATTCCTTGAGGAATTGGTTTCACAAAGGTAGTAGAAAGACCGTCAATAATTGATTTAATAGCATTCATTGTGCCAATTACATTCACAGAATTGACAACCAATCCGCTCAATTCTTGTAGCTTCTTGGCAACTGACGTTAAACTTGATATTGGTTTAACTATGTTAGTGATGGATGCATCAAAACCTTTAGGAGTTGTGAAATTCAACTTAGGTAAAAAATCAATGACTGATTTAATGGCACTCATAGTCGCAATGATATTAGTAGAATTAACGACAACACCATTCAAACTTTGGAACTTTTTAGAAATTTGAGTTAAAGGATTAACGATTTTCTCAACTGCTTGCATACTTGTTGATAAATTATCAGACGGTGCCTCAATCTTGAAGTTTTTGAGTTTATCAAATACACTTTTTATTGACTTAAATTTGCCATCTAATGCTTTTTCCCCTAACTCAGGCAATGCTGAAATTTTCTTAGTGAGGTCGGCTACTTTAGTAAATGAACTAACCAGATTTGAAGTGTCGAGCTTACCAAAGAACGACTTCAAACTATCCCAAAGTGAATTGTCAAATTTTTCTGATGCAAAATCTCGAATCTCATTAAGTACGTTTTTTATTTGTGTAAATTTTGAATCGAGGTCAGCAGCATCAATTGTATCCATCGATGAAAGTTTTTTAACAAAATCCGTAACTTTTTGAAACGATGAAATAATATTTCCGGTGTCTAACTTTTGAAAGAAAGAGTTAAACGATGCATCGACACTATTCCCGCCAGTCGATGAACCTTTCATTGCTTTATTTAATGAATCTCTAAATGTAGATAGTGCGTTAAACTTAGTATCTAAATCTGAGGTATTGATTTCAGGCATTTCACTAATCTGCTTCACAAAATCGGATACTTTCTTGAAAGTTCCAATGATATTTCCAGTAGATAAACTTGCAAAAGCTGTGCTAAATACCGCACCTATATTGCCCACTTTACCCATTTTGAACGAGGTTAAAGAAGTTGCTATCTCTTGAATTTGCTTCAATTTCGGCTTAATACTCTTACCAGACGGGATTTCCATCCCATTCAAATCAGAGGCGAATTTAGCAACTTTAGTTATAGTTGAGGTGATTGCTGAAAATCCAATATTTCCAAGTACAGCAAACGGTGCGGCAATTGTTCCAAGAACTCCCGTAAAACCTCCAATTTCCGCAAGTCCAGTCATCGCACCTAGAATCTCAACCAGTTTTGTAGCAAAGTTTTTATCAAACTTAATACCATTTACTGCTTTAATTGCAGTGGCCGAGCTTTTGGCAAATGAAGCTAATCCTTTACCAACTAATGCCATTGTTCCAGCTAGTCCAACAAATACACCAGCACCAATTGCCAAAGCAGCAGCAATAGGTGGGAATAGTTGAATCGCTCCTCCAATTACACCCATTGAAACTCCGGCTGCAAGTAAGAACACACCCATTTGTGCTAAATTTTTACCAAGTTGCCCCCAGGAAACTCTAACAGTGGACATATCTTTGAAAGCTGACGCAACTAATTTCATTGATGCACCAATAGCAATAATCACTCCCATGCTTTTGGCAATTCCGGCCCAACCTGACAGTTTCGAGGTTGCCGGAGCAGTTGGAATATCAGCTACTGCACTCGCACCTTTTCCTCCTTTAACTGCTGATAATCCTTTTAATGCAGTAGTTAAAGATTTTATAGCCGTAACGGCTTTAGCTGCCCCATTATATACAGCCAACCCTTTTTGGAAAGCAATTGATCCAGCTTTAAACGCAAGCATAGCTGTTGCAGCTGCTTTAAGCGCTCCGACTACTTGATTGATTTGACCGGGTGACATTTTGGCAATTGCATTGGCAACTGCTTCAATTATTCCAGCAGCCTTTGAGGTTATTCCACCAAGTGAAGTTCCTAAATTTTTAAGTCCCTCCCCAGTTCCACCAGATAACGCTGCCTTAATGTTATTGATAGCTGCCCCAATCGCTGAAAATGCCGTGGATAATGAAGCTATAGCTCCAGAATCTTTAAAACCAGACCAAATCTGAGAAAATCCTTTTCCAATTTTTCCAACAAAGGCCATTGCTTTATTTGCGATTTTTTCAAAATCAATTTTATTTATCGCATCCGAAAGATTAGTAACAAATGCAATTCCCTTTTGACTGACTTTGTCAAATATCGGTTGTAATTTATTAGAAAGTCCTTCCTTCAAACCATCGATTGCTTGTCCAACAGTTTTGAACTGTGTGGCCATCTTAGTGAAGTTAGCATTTGTACCAGTTTTAGATACTGCATCAAAGAAATCTTGTGTGGCAATTTTCCCATCTTGGACATTTTTAACCATGTCCTTTGTACTCATACCCATGGTTTTTGCAACTGCTGCAACCCCTGCTGGTGTTTGTTCCAACATGAGTTTGAAGTCCTGCCATTGCACCATTGGTTTAGCAGCCATTTGCGTTGCTTGTTGACTCAAGGTTTTCATGGCTTGAGTTGGTTCTGCGGAAGCTGCCGCTAATCCACCAAATCCTTTTACGAGCTGACCAGTATTCTTTATACCTACAGCTGCAAGTTGTGAGTATGTAGAAGCCATATCAGACGCAGAGTAAATTGTCTGCACGGCAAATTGTTGCATGTCCTTTTTAGCAGCTTGAATATCTTTGGTAGGCATCTTGAGTTGTTCCATGTTTCCTTGGAATACTTGCCATGCTTTGCTGGATTCATCTAAGTCAGATACAAGACTTCTAACTCCGGTACTGACAAGTGATAAACCTTTTGTAATCCCTGAGCCGATGACATTTGCTCCCAACACAGATTTGAATACACTGCCTGATTTTTCCGCCTTAGCTGTCAATGAATCAAGTGCACCAATGCCCGCTTTCAATGTGCTTGTAAAACCTTGGTCTTTAGCACTAAGTGTTGCTGCTAATGAATAACTATCTGACATTATTTTCCTCCTTTCCTTTTCTGATAAATTTTGCTAATTCGACTCTCAAACGTTTCTGCTTGTTTAGTCGTCTCAAATTTTTGATAATCTTTGCTTATACTTTTTTCATAATCAAAAAACTGATTGAATGTTCCAAAAACTGGTTTTGATTTCTTCCCGATTTGTTTTTCGGCTTGGACTTCTCGATTAAGCCACGCTTGACGATGAGCTTTAAAATCTTCATCAACATTTCGCAGCCTCAATGCTTCCATCATGATTCGATACTGCTTTAAAGTTAATCGGTCTATTTCTTCCCAGTTTGTAATCCCAAAAAAACGGCAGCAATTAATTGCTACCGTTTCATAAAATTCGTCAGTTCCTATTCCTGAATCGCTTTTGCTTCTTCCAAGTTCTCCTTGACTTTCGCTACTGTTTTCTTGGTAGCATTCGCTGTCTCTAAACCCTCCATCACACGTTCAAACAGATCATCAAGGTCAGTTTCTGGATCATCGAAATAATTCTCGATAATAGTTGGTGTAATATTAGGTTTTTGACCAGCATTAGCGGTTAAAAGAACCATTGATAAAGCTTCAACATCTTCATCTAAGAGAAGGGAAACATAATATCGTAACCCGATTTGTTGCTTAATTGATGAGCCGAAGTCAATAGGTGTCTCAATCTTCTTGTTAATATCCTTCAAGAAGCGCATCCCAAAGTTAAAGCTATATGTTTTGTCGTTGATTACTAATTCCATTTTTTCTCCAAATCTTATGTTAAATTGTTACTTCTACTACTGGTGTGCTCCAAGCAGAGCCTTCAATATTTGCATCATGTAAAGCTGCTGCTTTTTCAACGTTTGTTGTTCCACTAGGTGCGACTACACCAATGGTGTAGCGGTTGTATCTGCAAAGACATAATCAATTTCAGCTTGATTTTCTTTGCTTACTGTAACCTCACCCTTCTGAGGCTTACCATTGATAGAGAAAGTACTATCATAAGTTGCAAGATCATCAGCTTTTGCAGAAAGTTCAAACGAAGTAAGAGTTCCTTGCATGTACTTACCTTTATATTTCATAGGTTTTGTACCTACCGTAGTTGTTGGTTTTTGAAGGTTAATTTCCCAGATTTCGAGCAAATCGCCATTCTGACAAGCGTCTTCTAAAGCATCAATCAAATCATCTTGAATTGACAAAATAAGTGATGCTGTAACTTCTGTTGATGCTGGTTTAGAAGTATTAACATTACCATCTTTTGTTGCTGTAGCATCACTATCTGCGCTTAATGAGCGACCGTAGTCTGTTTGGAAAATTACAGAACTTGCTGCTTTTGTTTTACGGTCAGCATATTTACGAACCATAAATACAATGTTTTTTCCTTGAACTGCTTCTGGTGTAACTTTTGTTTCAACCATTTTTATTTCTCCTATTATCTAAAAGTTAGTGTAAGCATTGCCCGCCTAATGTAAGGCGTGACAGTTCTGTCAATTGTATATTTCATACTTGATTCATTGACAATTAATGTGAAGCCTTTGATTTTACTCGCTTGGCTCAATATATTTTCAGCATACTTTGATAAGTTTTTTAAATCTTCCTTTTCAGACCAGACATTCAAAATGAAGTTAAATTTTTGAATTGCTCCACCATTTTTTGTGCCAAGTGCTGTCATGTCCGAATCATTGAAATCAACAAAAGGATAACCAATATCATTTAGTTGTCGATAATCAAAAACTTTATCATTTCCAACTTGACTTTGAGCTATCATATATAACTTATCATGTAAGTCTTGCCATTTAGTTCTCATTTTAAACCTCTCTAAAAGTAATGCTTTTTATAAATTAGCTATTGAATCTAAAGTATTTTCAATTACTTCATGATTCGATTTAAATCATTAATGAAAACTTTCTTTTGTTCTTCAAAAGCTGGTCTTACAAAAGGTTGCTCTTCTTGAAACCGAGTGCCATACTCTACATATCCAGCGTAATCAGTATGAGGTTGAGTTGTTCCCGTAAGCCCTCCGTCTGTGAATTCACTAGTAATTGATCGTTTCATATTCCCAGTATCAACGGGAGCAAGATTTTGCATTTTAGAATTCATATTTACAGTGTTACTTTTTACAATATGCTTAACATCAGAAAGTGTGGCATTTTGTCTCAACTTCTTCTTTAAAGCATCAGCCCCTGTGATTTTCACTTCACACCCTCCCGTAGAATAAATGTATTTCGTTCACTTGGATTTCGATAGGTTAGTAAATACCACTTTTTACCTTCAAACTCAACATAATCGTATTCTGGCATGTCAAATAAAGGCATCATTCTCATGATTTTCGCCCCTTCCTTGACATCTCCGAAAACTTTAGCACTCCTATCAGTCCCAACATCAGTAATGTTTGCACTAAATACTGCTTTAATTGGTTCAGCTTTGATATAATCTCCGAGTTCAGGGTCATAGTGTGAGTCAGGCGATTCTTTGATAAAAGTAACTTCATCTAAATATCTCAATACAATCTGAACCTCCCAATCTTCTTATTTCCCTCATCTTCTTTTGATTTTCGCCACGATTCAATTTCATCGGCATACTCGTCAAAGTCAGATTCTGAGAAGGACATGCTTAATCCTTCTTGTGAGTAGGACTGCATCCCTTCTTGACCGATACGATTAAAACGCTTCAAGGAAACGTCCAAAACAACATATTCTAGTTCTGGCGGTACTTCTTTAAGGTCAGAACCAAGAATCAGCAATAGACGTTCACGAGTGCGTTTTTCGATTACTTCCAAGCGCTCATCCGATGAACCGCCCAAAAGCTTTTTTATATCATCAGTGATAGCCATAAATTACTCCTTGTTATACAGAAGTTACTGTAACATCGCATGTAACAGTTGATCCGTTAACTGTTGTTGCAGTAATTTTCGTTTTACCTTCAGCTTTACCAACTACATTCCCTTGTTTTGGTGTTACCGTAGCAATTGTTGGTTCGCTTGAAGTAAAGGTTACTGTTTTATCATCTGCATTTTCTGGTAAAACAGTAGCTGTTAGTGTTTCGTTTGCCCCAACTACAAGTGATAACGTTGTTTTATTTAACGTTACACTCGTAGGGGCAATTACTTTGTTATTTTGGCTTTAAGAATTGCTTTTTTATTCTTCTCTGGCAAGTATTTACCATATTTTGCAGCGGCTTGAAGTGCTGTTCCTGCAAAGTCTTCTGAATCCATTGCACGAGTCACTTGAATTCCGACACCAGCTACACCAACATTATCGGCAGCAAAGTAAGTTCCTTCTTCAGATTGGAATTTTTCATCAGGAAGTTCAGATAAAATAAAACCTTTAAATTTATAAAGTGTTTGTTCATCAACGTTTGCGCTTGAGTTTTTAGCAGTTGTTGCAAGTTTAGAGTCAATAAGCAAGTCATAGATATCAGCATTAACATAAGCAACCCAAGGCACTGCTGTAGAAACGTTGTTATTTACAAATTTCTTATGAGCATCTGAGAACAATTTAGTCACGGAATCTTCATCAAGTTTTACATTCAACGTTTCGCTGGCACTATCTGATAAGAGTTTACCAAGCAATCCATCGACATGTTGGGCCCATGCCACACCATGGAGTGCTAAACGTTCTGCTACAACTTGGTCTTTGATATCGTTGACTGTGAAATCATCAATTCCTTCATTAATTGCCAAAGGAGCATCGTAACTCACTTGTTTGTTGACAGACTTAACTTCTTTACGTGGACCAAAGCGTGAAGTATTACCTGTTCCAGTTCCAAAAGCAACATTTGCGTCAGTTGTATATTTTTGGATAACTACATCAGTGTCACTTACTTTGAGTTCCATAAAAGTATCATTTTCAGTGACACCATCTTTTACTTGAAGAACTCCACCAAAAGCACGCAAGAAAGCTGATTTTTTTGCGAAAAGGTCTGGTAACATACCAGCGTATTGTTTTGTGAAATATTTAATTGCCATAATTTAGATCTCCTATTATTAATATTTGGCTGCCGCTTGTTTGAAAACATCGACATCATTATTACCCGGAACAAGTTTAGGCGTTGTTCCTGTGTTTCGTGCTTTTTCCCACTGTGAGCGTTGATTATCAAGTAAATTGAGGAAAGTTTTTACATTGCTGTAAGTTTTTTCTTCATCAACATCAACTAACAATCCTAACTCCGCAGCACTCAAAGCAATTCCACTTTCTTTCAATACTTCATCAGCTTGGCTGGTGATATTTGAAATTTTGATTTGTGCTTTAAGGCTTGCGATTTCATCGTCTTTAGCTTTTTGAAGTTCGGCAGCTTTTTCTTCGTCAGATTTTTCTTTAACTGACTTTTTGCCACCATTTTCAAGTTCCTCAATACGAGCCAGCGCTTGGTCAAGCTGTGTTTTTGTTTCATTTTTTTCAGCCTGCTCTTTACCAATTCGTTTTTGAAGCTTTTCGACAATTTTGTCATTGTCAGTTGATTGTTCTTGTTGCTCTTCTTCGTTTGTTTCTGTTTCAGTTTCCGAACCAGCTTCAGACGTCTCATCGACTGCTTCTTCTGCGAACAGTTGCAAATTAAGGGGTAAAAGTTCTGTATGTTCCATTTCTGGTTCCTCCTACTCGCATTTAAAGACTTGGGAGTCTGATTTTCTCGTGTTTTATTTAGTGTCCACAACGTTCGGAAACGGACATAAGAAAAACCCATGGAATTCGACGGGTTTAAAAGTTTATTTGCTATAATTGAATTACTGGCTCATTTGCCTAGTATCTAGTAGAAAGGAAAAATAATTTGAGTTCTATAAAAAATGCTTACATCAAGTTCTGGTACACATTGATTTTGGTAGCTAATCAGAAAAAAGATTCAGATGCTGAATTAGTAGTTTTGACTTCCAATGGTACGTATATTGGCAAACCTGTATCTTCAAGCGAACTTGAAACAGACTTTGTAAACCAAGCTTGGGAAATGACTTTTTCAGAGAGTAAAACAGATAAAGTTTCTGAAGAAATAAGCTTAATACATTTGAAAAATGTTAGGACACTTGATAACTCTGAGTCCTATGGTACCTTGACAATTTTTGCGGAAGATGTTTTAGGTGTCAGCGGAAATGGCGATTTAACTGCTCCATCTGACGACTGATTATCCCCGACAATGTCTCTGGGGAATCAATCCCTTTGACTTTATAACTAAAAGGCTGTCCAGTTACAGCCTTTTTTGGTTCATTATTCATTGAAATCTATCCTTTTCTTTTATTGCGCAATTCTTCAATTGCTTTGTCAGCTTCTGCCCCGTCATCAAACGCTTGCTTGTACTCATCTTGACTGATTACTTTTCTATCAAGTAAATCATCCCAGAAACCTTTATCATCAACATGCGGTGCCGTGCTGCATCTACAAAACGGATGCATGTTTGGTGCATTAATACCAGGCGACATATCTTTAAGCTTGAAAATTTTACCATTCAATGCCCCACAGATAGGACAAGCTGACGGTTCAGCAATATATTCATAACTTTCAATATCAGCTTTTTTATAGCTTTCTTCTTGAATAGCTGTTTGAATTCTCGTTGTTTCCGACACAAGCAATCGTTGAGCATTGTAAGTCGCATTAAGCTTGCCTTGTTCAGTCATCAGCCTTTTAAGTTGTGGGGCTAGTGCTTTCGGATTGATTCCACCAGTTACTGAACGAATGAGAAGTTTTTCAATATCAGCTTTCAATTCAAATTGATATTGCCAAAGCTTATCAGAAAAACTGGCAAATCCTTCAACTTTATAACTTCCATTAAGAACTGATTCAACTAGACTGTTATAACCATTCTTGGGAACACTTAAGCCAAGTATGCCGGCTTGTCTTTCAAATTCTGTGAGAGCTGCAGAAGTTAAATTCTTTGAGAAATATTTGTCCAAATCGTCAAATACAGCAATCAATTCTAAGCCAATATTTGCTTTCAGAAGTTCTAGACGATTCACTCTCATGGTCAAGTTATAAAGTTTCAATACTTGATTTGCTTGGTGCGAAAAGTCTTTTTCTTTAACATACTTTTTGGCTTTATTTTCAAATCCTTTGACGTCCATCTTATCCGCACGTTTCATGGCTTCACTAATAGAAATTCCTTGACCATTCGCAAAGTTCTGCCAGTTGGCATTGATTTCTTTTTGAATGGCTTCTTGAGCTTCAAATAGCTTATCCATGATTTGCTTCATGCGTTTTGTGTCATCTTTGATTTGTTGCTCTTGCCAAGCTTTCTCACGTTTTTTCCAGTAATCAGGAGTTTTCATAAGCTACTCCTTATTTGCTTCAGGAACTTCTGTTCCCTTTTCACTAGGTTGCTTGTCCTGGTCAAACATAGGTATAGAAGCTTCTTCTTTTTTGATTTTTTCCATTTCAGCTTGGACATCTGGAATAACGGAAATGACACTTAAAGCAGTTTCTTGGCTAGTGATTCCCATAAGAATATTAGCAGTTTCAGCTTGCTCTTTAATATCTTTAGGCTCATTACGAGTAAAAGTGTACTCAATATCTTTCCAAACTTCCTTGTTTGAAACGTTCGTACTTAATTCACAATATAGTTTGTATCGACTATTTAAAGAAGATTGGAACTTACGTTGAAATGATAAAGCTAAGTTACTCATCGCTTGAAGTTTGTAAGCTAACGAAATACCACTTGATGCACCAAAAGATTCATCAGAGATATTCGCAACCATTGTTGTTTGGAATATTAACTTAGTCAGTCGATCTAATAGATTTTCTGTTTGAGAATCACTATCAGGCTTTTCTAAGAATTTGACATCTACGTTTTTCGCTTCGGAACCCTCGCCATAATAATTAATAACACGGTTACTTCGAATGTTTTTCAAATCCTCTTCTTCAACTGCAGCACCTAAGAATACCAAAACCTGATCGCTGAAATAATCAACATCATTTGCTTTTTCACTAATAGCTTTGTTAAAAGCGTTGACTAATGAAATAACAGATTCAAAAATACTCATTCGTTCTTCGTTGAAATAGAACTCTACAACTGGCAAATCATCAAAAGGATTCGGTGCTTGTTCAGTCATATTGTAAAAGCCCATTGTTCCATTCAAAGCATAAGTTGTTTCTTTGGTATAAACTTCACCATACAATTTATAGTCATCATCATAACCATAACGGACCGCAAACAATGGTTCTTGTTTAATCGTGTCATCATAAACCATAAACATATTTTCTGGACTATTATAAACAACATTCGTTTGAGTGTCCTCGTCTTGATATAAAAGCTCAAAAGCTCGACCATAAATACAAGCCATCTTTGCAAGTTCTGACTCTTCATCTTCCATGTCATTCAGATTATCAAATTCTTGAAATTTAGAAAGTATTTCTTTATCTGAATGAAACTTTTTAACTGGAATCCCATTAAAGTAACCTGTGAAAGTATCAACGATATATTTAGTGAAGTTAACAGCTAAACGATTATCTGGTTTCCAAGGGTCTTTTGTTGGCTCATCATCAATCGACATGATCCCACGATACATATTTTTTAAGTACTCATACCGAGCAACTTCTAATTTATGTTTTTCCATGAACTTGGTAAGCACTTCAACTGTGATTGGTTCGTCTTTTGGAAATGTCATTAATTTAGGTGGTTTGTATTTCAATTAGAATCCTCCTTTGAAAGATTTTAGTTTTGCTTTACGAGTTGTCATTGTCTCAGCAATCCCGGTTGTTGCATCTGGCGCATCATCATGTTTATTTTTACCTTCACGTTGATAAGTCGTCATTGCTTGATAGTATTCTGGAAAGCGAGTCCGCCAGTCATCAGGAAATCGAACGTGCTGCTCTATCCAATAACTATTGGAATAAATCCGAGCTTCTTTATTATTTCCTTGGAAGAAATCTTCCACAGCACAAGCAACTTTGCCTTGAATCTTATCCCTGACAGAACGAGCAAAAGACCGACCGCCATTGTTGCGCTCGATTCTTGAAGCATTTACTCTGTTATTAATTAGCTGATTGGCCACTGCGTTTTCTGTGTATTCCATTGGTTTTTGAGTGTAAATAATATCCAACACATCCGCAAATCCGTCTGAGGTTTCGCCCCATACAATCGAACAGAGATAGTCTTTCCCAGTGTCTGCAGTATCGCAATAATTCCATATCTTCTTATAATCTGAACGAGCATTATATGTTTTAAACTCTCCGTATAATCGCCCCTTTATATCAATTGGTTCTTGTTGGTAGTTGGCGCTGGCAATATCAGCCCCCATTGTTTTTACTTTGCGCTTATAATCTTCAAGATTCAGGACATCATCACAAAGCATTTCATTCGTTTGCTCGTTGAAAGCTTTGAAATTAATATGCTTTACTCGATACCCATTCTTAGGCAATTCACGCAAAGCACGTCCAGCTAAATCTTCACTATGCCAACGAGTCATATTGATTATGATTTTACCGCCTGATTCCAAACGTGAAAGCATAGTATTAACAAACCAATCCCAATGTTTTTCTAAGACTGTCGCATTGTTAGCTTCCTCAGCGTTCTTGATAACATCATCAATAATAATAATGTCAGCACCAAAACCTGTTGCAGTCCCTGTTGGAGAGGTTGCTAGATAGTTGTTATAACCATCTGACAAACTCCAAAGATTTTTCGCAGCATCTCCGTCTTTAATCTTGGAATCAAAAATATCGGAGTAAACAATCTTATCCACATCCGCTTTATTTTGTTGAATAGTGTTACGAACATTTTTAGAGAAAACTGTTGATAGAATTTCGTTATATGAACCAGTCATGATTTTCTTCGTGTGGTCATTACCAAGCACCCACTCTACAAATTTACCAAGCGTGAGAGATTTCCCATGACGTGGCGGAAGATTCAAAACTAAAACATCATGCTCATTATCATTTAGAAATGACTGAAACTCTTCACACATAGTCACTAAATAAGCCCTATCACGTATATAAAAGCTTGGCATGATGAGATTACAGTAATCAAAGAAAAAGCGCTTGGACAGTTCAATTTTTGCCCCTAGCGCTATTTTATCCATCACGACTCGCCAACTTTCTAAGCTCTTCTTCCGTCAAGCCTTCATAAGGATTTGAAACCTTTATTCCTCCAGACAGCTCCGTTTGAGTTTTATCGACGTAAATTCCAGCAATTGTTAAAATCATTTTGCGGTCCTGGAATCCTTTTTCTTTCATAGCGTACTTATAAGCAGCATTTAAAACACTACCCGCTTTAGCTGTGACCAAGTCCATTGTAGTCTCATTGACGAGGTTTGAGAACTCCTCTTTCCCCATCGCTTCATAATACTTACGACGGCTTACATTCGCAAGGTTACAAATATCTGTAACAGTTTTCCCTGCATTTTCTGGATTTATAAGCACTTCAAGTAATTTTTTTTCAGCTGTAGTTGGCTTGTATATGTTACCTTTTGTCACATTTTTGTACCTCGCTTTCTGTAAAATTTGTATAAAAAAACCTGCCATTTCTGACAGGTAAAATCTAAAAGGAGTTATCGAGTCGTATCATCATTCACTCGTTCACAATACTATTTTAACTCATTTTTTCGGTCACTTGTTCGCTATTTTTTAGCAAAAACGGTCACTTTTCCGCAAAATTTATTTCGATGCGTTCTTCTGCAGCAATTTCATCAATCTTATATTCCAATTTTTCAAAAAATGGACGAATGATATTTTTATAAGCTTGAGTCTTTTTACCAAACCCAAATCGCATCAATGCCCCTTCAACAGTCAATTCATTGTGAATATAAACAGCCTTGATTATTTTCCAATGACCGGGGTCTGTTTCAGCAATCATTTCTTGAATCGCTTTAAACTGCCGTCTATATTTAATTAATGTTGGATCACATTCTAGCTTAATGATATCACTTAAAACTTTTGGATCACGAACAAAATTTTGAGGAGTTATCCACCAATTTGGGTCTAATCCACTATTACTTACTGGATATTGAATTTCTTCGCATCTCCGTTTTACTTGCGATTCAAATGGATATTCTCTCAATGCTTTGATTAAATACCCATATTCTGTACTTACTTTCAAATTTCCCTCCTACAAATTGACTATAATAACTTGGTGGTAATGCCATCAACCGTATGATTGAAGAAGGTGTTTCTGGCGTTGAATTTATCGCTGCAAACACTGATGTACAAGCTTTGCGTAG